TCTTGGAGCATCTTGTCGATGTAGGTTTTTGACTGGTCGATCTCCTGTCGCATTTTGTCGATGGTTATTGCGTGGACAGGTGTTTGAGCTCGTACGTTTTCTGTTTCGGCTCGTACTTTTTCGACCTCGGCTTTTGTTCGTTCGGCCAGCTGTTCGTTGACTTCGATTTGGCTTGCGGCTTGCATTCCAGCTGAGAATCGGCCTGGAACTGGTGATGCGATGCCTGCGGCGCCAGCTGTGCCGGTTGCAGCTGCTCCTCCTCCTGATGTTGCTCCTCCTTGGTGGTAGGCCAGCATTGGGTTTAGTCCTGCGGAGCGGAGGTCCGAGACAACCCGCTGGTAGCGGGTGTTGCTCATTCGCTCCTCCCAGTCTCTTTGCTCGCGCGCTTGGGTGGCGTTGAATTCTCGTTGTATTCCGGCCTGGTTGGCTCCGTAGATTTGGGCGTCTTCTTGTTGCTCTTCGGCGAAGGCGTTTCCGGCGAGCTGGCCTCCAATGTCGAGTAGTGCGCCGAGAATGGTAGTAGTGGAATGTTGGCGAGGCGTTTTGTGCAGTGTGCGCAGAACGCGGTTGGTGTGCATTTCGGGCATATGTAGGTTGTCACTTAGAAGTGGTCGATGAGCCCGGGTACGCTGTGCATCGGGAGCGGCCTTGCCAGGCGCTCAGTGAAGAAGCAGTCGCAGTAGAACTGTTTTCCGTTTGCAGCTGCGCCTACGGCGAGGATGCGCTCGACCGGTGGTTGGTCTTGGATGAATTCGTCGTTGAGGACGGGCAGGTTTGCGAAGTTTTGCGCCAGATGCCAGTTGTCGATCGTGCCGTTGGCTGTGGAGCGGAACAGCCCTGTGATCATGCTTGGGCGGTAACGGTATTCGTCCCAGCGGGGTATGTAGCCCCAGGTGCCGTTGTCGACGGTGCTGTTGCCGGTGGCATAGATTTCTTTGTTGAGTACGGCCTGTTCTCCGAGCATGGCGAAGGCTGGCAGGTAGTAGTCGTAGCGTGTGGAGCGGTTGAACATGCGCCTTACGCCTTGTTGGTAGGTGAGGTCGGCGCGTACGCTCATGAGTCCGATGATTACTCCGTGTTCTGTGAAGCTTTGGTTAAATCCGTGTCCTCTTGCGACAGCTGCTCCGACAGCTGCGAGCGTTCCGAGTGGAGTTGTGGTGCCTGAAGCGCTTGTTCCAGAGGTTTGTACTGTTGGATTAATGACGACCGGAGTCGAGCCGCCACCGAGGTATTCGGGCCGCTGGAGTCGAGCGTCCGGAGATATGACGCCAAAGTGGCTGCGAATAATTTCAGTGTAGCGTGTGCCTCCACGTGCGTCCCTTTCGAGTAGTTTTTGCGTTTGGAATGCCAGGCGCAGTTGGTTGATGGTTGCTGCGGTGGCTTGGCTTAGATCGGCGTAGAGGTTGTTTTGCGGGTCGAGCTGCAGCTGGATGGTGTTGCCTTCGTTTACGAGCGTGCTGTTTGCGTCGTAGCTGACGCCGGTGAGTCCGCCTCCTGCTAGTGCGCCGTCGGAGGCTCGTCTGGCGACCCAGCCGGTGGTGTTTTGGTTGATGTACTGGATAGGAGCGCTTGTACCCAGGGGTAGAGAAACTGCTGTCGCACCTTTTTGCGGCCATGGTAGGGAAGCAGTGAAGTAATCGTGACGCTTGCCACGGCGAAGTAGAACGTAGTCTGCTGGATCGTCTGGTCCATCGTCTTTGTCCACCACGACGGAGTCTTGTAGGTTTTCATCTCTGAACCACTCGTTCCAGATTAGGTTGTAGGCTCGCGCCCAGAATTGGCTGTAGCTTGCGACGGCGGCTCCGCCGAATGTATCTCCGACGGTTGGTAGTCCGAAGTAGTCTTGGAGGCTTCCGACGTCGTAGCCGCCAGCTGGTGTGTTGCATACGGGCGTGATGTAGCTGATGCTGTCGCCCGGGTTTTCTTGCTCGCCTTGCATTTTTTGCCAGTTGTTCCAGATCAACCGGATCGGCACGAAGAAGAAGTGCGTGTCCAGGTGAAGGTTGTCCATGATCGGGTTGATTGGCGTGGTGAGCCTGGCGAAGATGGTTGCGCTTACGTTGAAGGCGTCGCCTGGTAATACTTCGTCGATGTAGACCGGGATGAGGTATCCCGCGTCGAAGGTGGTTTTGTGTGTGCTTTGCCGGTTGAATTGCGCGCGCGGTATGTCGGCCTTCGGGATCATGCTGAAGTTGTGAAGGTCGACGCTGGCATTCTTGTGCTGTGGTAGTTGCATAGGTTATCTCCCTACGGTCATGGAAATGAGTTTCACGTTTTTGCCGATGGCGATTTGCCGCGGTTCCTCGAGCGGCTCGATTTTGCCGTTGTGATCGTGGAAGTGTCCGACGACGTAGAGATCGTAGTCCTCGGCGTGTGCGTGCATGTTGTTCTGGTGGTTCTGGTTGTTGATGGCGTCGGTAAATGCTCGGATTGCTTCGCCTTCAGCTCGTACGGCGAAGGGTGCCTGGAATGCGTCAATGGCGCGGTCTTTGATTGCACAGATTACGGATTTCATAGCCCTAGATGGTCCTCTTCAGTTGGGCAAGTTTTGCCCTGGTTACGGCTTCGCGAACGCGTAGCCGGTCGTGCTCCTGCTCTAGCCAGTTGCCGATGGAAGCGAGCTCGCGAGCTTCCTTGAGATCGGCGTGGCCTAGTCGGTCTAATTTCTTGTAGAGCTTGTCGTAATAGCGTGGTGAGTTTGAAGGTCGTCCTCTGACGATAACTTTTCCCTGCGGATACACGTCTGGCGTGTATTTCTGGAGCCAAGTCCAGGCAATGCCTGGTCTCCTGCTCATATCGTTGTATTCAGGTATTAGTTTTATTATTTCTCCTGTTTCTGTATTTATTTTTTCGTAGTGTCTCGTAGCTGCGTCGCCGGTTATTTTCTTCATTACGTATCGGGCGACGTAAGCTGCGCTTTCGAAGGTTATGTTTCCTATACTGCTAAATCCTTTTTTCCATAGAGTCTCTAGTGTTGGAGAGCGGTAGAGCTTTTCTCCTGCAGGTGACTTGGCTAGATATTTTTTGTCGGCGAAATCTACGCCGAATAGACAGACGTGGTAGTGCGGTCGTAAATTCTTTGATCCGTATTCACCCGCGTAGTAGTACCTGGCCTGGCCGGCCCGAGGCCTATCTGCTGTCTCGCTCGGTGTGTATAGGTATGGCGATGACGGTCCGTCATGCGCCCCCTTGCTAAGCGCTTTTCTTAGGCGCTTGAGGAATAGTTGAACGTCCCTTTTGACGAGAGTGGTCGGATTGTTTTCGTCGTTGTACGTGAGTGTCACGAACGAGTTATGTCGGTGCATTTGTGCCTCGTGCATGCACCGTATTGCCCATTGGCGGGAGCGTTCCAGGCGGCAGCCGATACATTGGCCGCAGGCCAGTCTGATTTCTTCGCAGTCGTTGATGCGCCGCCAGTAGATCGCGCGGTCGCGTGTTCCTCGCCAGGCGGCGAGGGGTTTGTAGCATGGCACGGTGCCCTAGGCCGTGCGTTGGTTATTCGCTAGAAGCGGTAACCGCCGCGGAGCGGCGCGTTAGCCGCTTTTGTTCTGCGGCTTTGGTTGCGGAATTTCTTCGCGCTGCGGTATTTGTTGAGCGGTTTTCGCTTGAGCGGCTTCATGTAGTTTCTCCTTGACGCGTTCATACGCGTAGACGTCGTAAAGGTCAAGTTGCACCCATTTGGTGCGTTTTTTGCGCTGCGGCATTTGAGGGTAGCCCGTAGGGGTGGGCCCAGTTCTACTTGATGTAACTGGGCCCACTGACACCGTTAGGTGTCTTTTCCGGGTTTTTTCCCGGTTTTGGCTGTGGTGGCCGCTGTCGAGTCGTCGGGGTCCGGGGCAGGGCTTGCCCCGGTCTTGGCGCCCGGAGCGGCCACGGTGGATTGTGGCACTTCCTCGGGGCGTTTTTCCATGAGACCGAGGAAGGCGGCCTCGTCGCGGTTGTCTGGATTGTCGAGGAAGGCGAGTAGCTCGCTCGGGTTGTTGTGGAACCTTGCTCGCAGTTTGGCTGGCAGGGTCATGAAGTCCTGCTTGGCCGCTATGACGGCGTTTTGTGCTTTTTGGAAGTCGAAGTGCTCGTTGAACTGTGCGCCCCAGATCGGCTGGTCGGCGATCGTGGGTAGCTCTCCGGTGAGGCCGAATCGGTCTGCTATGAAGTTGATGTCGCTCTCGTCGGCGAAGGATTGTTTTGTGAGCGTTGGTTTGTGGAAGCGGATGGCGCTTTCTTGCGATGCGGCGTTGCGGTCATAGTTGTATTCCGTTCTGAGGAACGGTAGCTCGCCTTGCTTTTTCATTTTTTCCAGTCCTTTCTGGTGTCGCGCTCTGGTTTGGCAGCTGGTGTGCGGCCAGCTGGTATTGCGAGTAGTAGTCCGTTGAAGGCGCTGCCGAGCTGGCGGAGGTATGCGCCTAGTTGTCCGACGTATGAATCAGCCGCAGCTGCGGTGGCCTCTTGGCCGGGTTGTTCCATGCGGCGCTTGATTGATTCCAGATTTCCCAGAGCCGCTTCAATTGCTGGGAGGTTGGCAGCGACTCGCTGTTTGACTTCGCCGGTTTGTTCGTGCGTGAGGCCTGTAATTGCCTGGGCTT